CGCATTCAACAATTCTTTCAGAAAAGAATTCAAGAAACTCCCTTTCGAGGATGTAGCATTTCCTCGTGGTGTGTCTGAACTGACGAAGTATAAGAACGCAGTATCTATGTACGGCAAAGGAACACCGATACACGTTAGAGGTTCAATCATATACAACTCATTGCTGGAAAAGCATGGGCTGACTAAGAAATATGAGTCCATCAAAGACGGAGAGAAAATCAAGTTTTGCTATATGAAAGTGCCTAATCCAACGCACGAAAATGTGCTTGCGATTATGTCTGTCTTACCTAAACAATTTGATTTAGATAAATATATAGATTACGATTTACAATTTGAGAAAGCATACTTAGAACCGCTAAACATTATCGTCAATACGTTTGGCTGGACAACAGAACCAGTGGCATCACTAGCGAGGTTTTTCAAGAAATGACAACTCCAATACCACAAGAATATTTGGATTTAAGAACACAAGAAGACTTTGGCTTCAGCGCAGTCGATGAAGGCGAAGTAACTCAAGTCACGGATAGTGAGACACTTGAGACAACAATTATTCGTGAGACTGTATCAACATCAAACGAAGCGATTGCTCGATTGGAACAGAAAATTGATAGTGTTCTTGCTATCTACGAACAAACAACATTTGGTTTAGATACACAAAAGTTGCAACTAGAAGAATCCTATGCGACTAAGGAATCTCAGTTGTTAGCATCAACACAAGCAAAACTTACAGAACTTGAAAAGATGATTGTGCCGTTGTTGGTCAATCTTATGAAGAATCCAGAGAAAGAATATATCTATTGGCCTAACAGAAAAGAAAAGTTAGAAGAACAAGTCAGTAAGATTGTTACGTTGACTAGAGGCTAAAATGAAGACTGCACTTATGATGATACTGACTGGATTGTCGGTATCTCTCGTAGCGGCATACTATTCCATCGCAGGGTTGATTGCTATCTTTGCTGCAAGCCCTGTTGCTATCGGTGTGATGGGTAGTGTGCTAGAAGTATCCAAACTTGTTGCTGCAAGTTGGGTTTATCGAAACTGGTATAACGCACCTAAGTTGCTGAAATACTATTTTGTGTTTGCTGTTTCGATACTTGTTATGATAACATCATTGGGAATCTTTGGGTTCCTGTCAAAAGCACACATCGACCAGGGGTTGACATCCGGTGATGTTAGTGATAGAATAGTGTTAATAGAAGAACGCATTGCGATTGAGCAAGAGATTATATCTCAGGCCCGTTTGGATATTAGCACCCTAAACGATCAAATTGATAGATACACTGAACTAGGGGCTGTGACAAAAGGTGTCAACGCAAGAAACGAACAAGCCGAAGAGCGATCACGTCTCCTCGACCAAATCGAGAAAGCGCAGGATAAAGTCACTGCTTATCGCCAGGAACTTGCGCCGATACGAGCGGAACGAAGAGAAGTCGAAGCAGAAGTCGGACCAATCAAATACATCGCAGCGTTTGTCTATGGCGAAACGGATCAAGAGATTCTGGAAAAAGCTGTTACGTGGGTCATCATAACAATCATATTTGTCTTTGACCCATTAGCGGTACTGTTATTGATTGCTGGGAATTATTCTCTAATGCAGATTAGACCTCCTCAGCCTACTAATACTAAGATTCCAGACGAATACATTGACGCAACAACTATTGACCCTGTACCTATGAAGAAAGAAGAACTTAATAAAGTTATGAAGGAACAGGGAAAAACTAAAGGTCCATTTTCCTTAGATAATTTGAAATCTCCATAGGTTTTCCATTATTTTCCACCACTTTTTCATTTTTTAGCTTGACAAACCTCATACATTGATGTACTATGTGACTTGAATTGATGAAAAACGGACTTTGTAATGACCTCAAAAACTATGACATCTGGTTCTTGGCTGAATTCTGATCAACCTTGGGTAATTGAGACTTGGACTTTATCTAAACTTATAGATCTTTATCATGATGATAAGATCAGTCAAAATCCTTGGTACCAGAGAAATGTGGTTGGTACGAAGTCGTGGATGAGAAAAATATTGAAATCTCTTTGGCAGGGACGTGGAATAAACACTATACATGTCCGCCAACTTCCTGATGGGACGTATGAGGTTCTCGATGGGCTGCAAAGGATTGATTGTATCATCCAGTATGTGGTCGAAAAATTTGCTATAGAGGATGGTATTTTTGTTCCGATATCCGGAGGTGTTGGGGTAGGGTTCCACCTGTCAGGTAAGAAATATGAAGACTTGACTGAAGAACAATTAGCACATTTTTCAAAAATAAGAATTGCCATAACTGTTTACAAAAATATGTCAGACTCTGACGCATGCGAAAAGTTTGTTGAGTTAAATAACGGAAACCCCTTAAGTGACGCAGAAAAGAGAAATGGTCTTAAAGGTTATTGGGCATCAGCAATTCGTGGTTTGGTAAATCCATGTGAGCTTGACATTGAAAACGGCTATCGAAAGCACCCAATATGGGAAATTTTAACTGACACTCTAAACGTAAACAAAACTAGACAATGCGAAGAGCTTGTTGCAAAAATGTTCTCGATAGTAAAAAGCATTAGAAAACGAAACTCTTTGATTTTTACTCTGGATAAGCAACAGTTGGACCGAGACTACGATACTACAAGTCGGTATCAAAAAGAGCCAGAAGAAGCCAATGCAACGACAAAACACGTTGTAAGAATATTGAATGAGGTGAAAAAAATATATCAGGCGCAGGATAAAAATAGAAGGTTGCGTAAAGCTGTTTTAACCAGTCAAGGAAGACTGTTATACTTGTTTCAATATATTGTTTATCTGGAATTGAAAGACTTTAGAATTGTGGACACCAAAAAATTCTCAGATTCATTTTTTGAAAACTTAAATGAGTTGATTTTAAATTCTAAGTCAGATGATCCAATATTATATGAGGCCGATAGTAAAAAAGGTAAAATGAAATTTACTGATTTGATGACAAAATACATCAATAAACAAATGGTCTTGAAGTTTAAACCTCTTGAAGAAATGATGGGCATGGAAAAAATTCCAGGTCTTGCAGTCTCTTCCCCAAGACTTTTTACAACAGAGCAGATTATTCGAAAGTATAACGAGCAGGGTGGAAGGTGCGCAATTTCCGGAGAAAAAATTTCTTTAGATTTGTGTGAAGGTGGTCACATCATATCATTCAAAAACGGAGGAACGACAAAAGACGATAATCTTATAGTGATAAGTGCTAAGATTAACAAAAAAATGTCTGGTCTTGATCTGGATGAATTCATGAGAGATTATGGATGTGACTATCCCAATCACTTGTGTCAAGACATTCTAGAACGACTGGCCGCTTAACAGCCAACGAAAAAAAGCAAGGGCGAACCCTTGCTTTTTTTTATCTTTTGTGATATAATGACCGCAACTTGAACAGGAATTATGTTATGAATTTGCAATCTCGCAGAGCGGTATTACCCCTATCTAATATAAATCCATATGCCATGGTAGATATCGCAAATGATATCAAACTTGAAATGCTCCCAAGTTTGAAATGGGTCAGATTTACAACAGAACCTAATTACAGCATCTTTGATTATATAAAGGCTTTAATTCAAACTTCTCAGGGCCTGAAGGTTTCGCTAGAAGATTTTGAAGCCCCCTCTAAAAGAGTTAACTATTATGGTAAAAAACATTTAGTTCCTCAAAAAGGCCTTACTTTTATCTATGGTTTCGAACCGATGTTAAATTTTCCTATTACATCCTTAGAGCCGAAGCTTCTCTGTATAATGTATAGCGACAGCGAACAGGGAAATATTAATCTACGTTTAGGTCGGTTCTGTCAAGAATACTTTTTTGGTAAAGGAAAGGAGTTCCTTGTGAAAAAAGACGACCACCCTGCTGCCCGAAAACTTAGAGACGGCGACTTTCCTTTGCAAGATTTCTTTGTGATGAAATGTATTTCTAAGGAATCTCTTGAAAAAAAATACAGGTATAGTCAATTTATGTCGCTTAGTCAGCTAAAAAATGATTTAGAATCTGTTTTACGACCTTTGGTCTAATGAGTTGGATGATGATTTTTAAGGAAGCTTTACAAGATAGTCCCATAGGAAAAAAATACAAATGGTTTTTTCTTCACTTAGACGAAATCTCACCTTCAGACATTTACTTTTACAGCTATGTAACTACAAATGTTAAACTTGGGAAAGAATTGCTCTCTTGGTATAATATTCCTCATAAAAATCCACTCGATCAAATGAAAGACCTTTACCAGTGTGTTACAAATGATCCGGACGTTTTTGACCCGAATAGTGATGTTTGTAAAAAGATGAAGGAAATTGTTGATGACTGTATTGAAAAAGGTAAAAAGACTGAAAATATTGCGGTAGATATTTTAAGGCAGTATCCTGACGTTTCCAATGTAAATCTTGTTAGTGGTCATAAATCTGAAATTGATATGCTTTACAAAATAGACGCCATCCTCACTGATACTAAAGGTAATCAGTTTACCTTCCAAATAAAAACTGCACATAATTTACGTTACAATGTCACTGAAACAGAGAAATTATCGCATGCTGATTTTTTTATTTTTGTCGATCCAAAGTCGAAGGAACATAAAATCGTAAAATGTTCGAAACTTTAGCCCTTGCTTTTTTTTATCTTTTGTGATATAATGACCGCAACTTGAACAGGAGTTTTGTATGAGTAAATTTTTTAATAATCTAGTTGAGACGCTCAAAGATGAGGATACTAAAATCCTTGCCGATGGTAATGCGTCTGCTGAATATACGGGATGCATCGATACTGGTAGTTACGCACTCAACGCTGTGTTGTCTGGTAGTATTTACGGTGGTGTTCCCAACAATAAAGTCACCGCATTTGCAGGTGAATCTGCAACAGGTAAAACGTTTTTTGTTTTAGGGATCGTCAAACAATTTCTTGACGCAAATCCTACAGGCGGTGTTATCTACTTTGATACTGAAGCGGCTGTCACAAAGGGTATGATGGAAGATCGTGGTATTGACACGTCACGAGTTGTTATCTCCGAACCCGATACGATTCAGAAGTTTCGTCACACTGCACTGAAAATCATTGAGAACTATTCTGAGCAGCCTGAAAGTAAACGTGAACCAATGATTATGATCCTTGACTCTTTGGGTCAGCTGTCGTCCACTAAAGAGATGGAAGACACGATGGAAGGTAAAGAAACAAAAGATATGACTAAAGCGTCTATTCTCAAAGCAACCTTCCGTGTACTTAACTTACGTCTTGCGAAGATTGGTGTTCCTCTTATGGTAACAAACCACGTCTATGATGTTGTGGGGTCTTATGTTCCAATGAAAGAAATGTCGGGTGGTTCTGGCTTGAAGTACACTGCATCAACTATCGTTATGCTTTCCAAGAAGAAAGAGAAAGACGGTAAAGAGGTCATTGGTAATATCGTCAGAGCAAAGATGCAAAAGTCTCGTCTGACTAAAGAGAATGCTCAAGTCGAAGTGAAGATTACCTACCAACACGGGCTAGACCGATACTATGGTTTGCTCGACATCGCAGAGAAGTATGGTATCTTTAAGAAAGTATCCACACGATACGAGTTACCTGATGGATCTAAAGTGTTTGGTAAATCTATCAATGAAACGCCTGAGAAGTACTATACAGAAGAAGTATTGACTTTGATTGATAATGCGTGTAAGAGTGAGTTCTTATACGGTGCAGATCCTATTGAAGAAGTAGAGGTTGAGGATGTTGGAGAATAGAGACTACGTAATTATTGATCCTAAAGACGGGTATGAAAAAGAAGGTGAGTTGGCAACAGTAAAACTTATTGATGGTGATTTTCTAGGAACAGAATATTCTTACGGTGTGGTCTCTCTTGATCCCAACGAAGAGCAGGATACATTGAATGTCAAGTTTGAATACACAATTCACACCGAAAATAAAAATATTATACTTTCTGAGGAAAATATCAGAGAAAAATTTGAAATTGTTATCAGTGATGTGCTAAACTCTATCCTAGAGACTACTGTAGAAAAAGCTGAGGAAAAGTATAATAATGAACTTAGAGAAGAAAATTCTTAAACATTTACTTTATGATGATGAATATGTTAGAAAGACTTTACCATTTGTCAAAGCAGAGTATTTCTCTGATTCGACGGAGAGAACTGTATTTCAGACAATCACAGAATACATTCTAAAGTACAACACATCACCTACTATTGATGCTCTAAAGATTGAGGTGGACTCTATAGGAAGCCTCAATGAAGATCAGTATCGAAAAGTTGTAGAATGTGTTGATGACATATCGTTTGATGACGTGTCTAGTAAAGACACCGATTGGCTCGTAGAGAACACTGAAGAATTTTGTCAAGAAAAAGCAGTATACAATGCTATCATGGAAAGCATACAGATTCTTGATGGTCAATCTAAGCAACTCGACAAAGGATCAATCCCTAACATATTGTCTGATGCTCTAGCAGTATCTTTCGATAATCATGTGGGGCATGACTTCATTGTAGATGCTGAAGAGCGATATGAGTTCTATCATAAAGTAGAGCAGAGAATACCTTTTGATTTAGATTACATGAATCGAATCACAAAGAGTGGTCTTCCAAACAAAACGCTCAACATTATCTTAGCCGGAACTGGTGTTGGTAAGTCGCTCGCAATGTGTCACTTTGCTGCCGCAAATCTTTCTATTGGAAAGAATGTTTTGTACATCACGTTGGAAATGAGTGAGGAAAGAATCGCTGAACGAATCGACGCTAATCTGATGAATCTTCCGCTGGACTATCTTCATTCCATGTCTAAAGATGATTATATGGACAAAATCGAACGAATCAAACGCAAAACTAAAGGCAAACTAATCGTAAAAGAATATCCTACAGCATCCGCTAGTGTATCTCACTTTAAGCATTTGTTGAATGATATCAAACTGAAGAAACAATTCAAGCCTGACATCATTTATGTTGATTACTTGAATATTTGCGCATCATCAAGATTGAAAGGTGGCGCTGCAGTCAATTCGTATACGATGATCAAGTCTATCGCAGAAGAACTCAGAGGACTAGCAGTAGAGTACGATCTACCTATCGTTTCTGCTACGCAGACCACCCGAAGCGGATATGCTAGTTCCGATATCGATCTAACCGACACGAGTGAATCGTTTGGACTTCCTGCAACCGCAGACTTTATGTTTGCTTTAATATCCACAGAGGAATTAGCCGATCTTAATCAGATTATGGTCAAACAATTGAAGAATAGATATAATAGTCCGGATACAAATAAAAGATTTATTGTGGGGATTGACAAAGCAAAAATGAAGTTGTATGATGTAGAACAGAATGCGCAGAATAACTTAGCCGACAGTGGACAGGTTGATGATGATAAGCCTCTATTTGATAAGTCGGAATTTGGATCTAGAGCATCTCAAGAGAGAAGAGATTGGAGCCGTCTAAAATTTTCCTAACTTATAAATAGTATATCGATTAGGAAATATAGATGAAAGGTTTTACACAATTTATTGCTGAACAAAAAAATACTCACATGACACACCTTGAGGATAAGGTGTTGTATGGTGGTGTTAATGGTACTCGCCAAGCAATCTTTGCGCTTCGTGATATGCGTGATATGTTGTCTGGTAAAAAAGAGGGGAGTGTATCAGTCAAATGGGAT